TCTACTCAACTTAAAGTTAGTAGAAAATGGAACTCAATGATGATGGGTATCAAAATGCAGGGTAAAAATGGTTTGTTTACTCCGCCAACTTACAGCCACATTTATAATCTATCTACCGTTCAGATGTCTAACGACAAAGGAACATGGTTTGGTTGGGATGTAGCAAAAGTAGGACTAGTTGAAGACAAGAATGTCTATGACATGGCAAAAGCTTTTGCAGAATCTGTAGGTAAAGGTGAGATTCAAACAAAACATGAAAATCAAGAAGTAAAACAAGCTTCATTAGATTTATAATATCCTAGGTAGTGGGCGTCAAAGCGAGAGTGGAAGACGCCCACGTTTATTATGATAGATAAATTTATAAATATATTTGAAGGTTTAGAACGAGCTTACGGTCAATTTAAAAAGAATGATAAAAAACTTTCTGTTAAAGTTGAAGGTAGGCCTTGGATAGAACACAAGCCCCTTACAAAACAGCTTTGGGAAAACCATCTTAACGGTGTTGGTAATAGATTAGGTGTATTCCCCTTAAAAGACGATGGCACCTGCAAGTGGGGTGCTATTGATATTGATGTAAATATTTACGATTACGAAAATTTATTAAAAAAAATAAGAGAACTTAAACTACCACTAATAATGTTTAGATCAAAAAGTGGGAGAGCGCACGTTTATATGTTCATGAAACAATTTAGTAGCGCTGAAGAAGTACAATTAGTTATGAAAAAGTTTGCAGGTAAGTTGGGTCTTGCAGATATTTTAGATAGAGTTTATCCAATGCAAACTTCTTTAGCGGATAAGAAAGATGGTTCTTGGCTTAACATGCCATACTTTAATCATGAAGAAGGAAGCACTTACGCATATACAGATGATTTTGAAGACGCTTCTATTGAACAGTTTTTTGAAATGTATGATCAGTATGCACAAACAGATTTAATAGATTATTTACAAGAAGAAGTTCCAGAAGCTGTTAAGAAAGTAAAAAAGCCAAAAGAAAAGACATTAGAAGATTTTTTATTACCATGCACAAAAAATTGTTTAAAGTTAAATAACAATAAAATACCGGATGAAAATCGAAATGATTATTTATTACATATGTATACCTGGTCTATGCGTGCAGTTGAAAAAGGTGTTAAAAAAATTCCTGAATATAGTAAAATGGATGCTGTAACTTTGCTAAAATATTTTAATCAAGAATATATGGCTAGACCGGTAGAAGAGAAAGAAATACAGAACACAGTACTTAAATCAAAAGATAAAGAATACAAATACCTTTGCAAAAGACCTTTAATAAAAAAACACTGTGATGCCTCTGCATGTGTCAGACATCTTTGTGGAATAACTCCTGAACAAGCTGCAGATTTGGTAGAAGCAGAACAAGCTGTTGGTGATATTACAGAGTATACAAGTAAACCTCCAATATTTTATGAATCTGTCGATGTAAAAAAAAGAGTAGGTGATGGTTACACTAGAATAAAAGTTCCTATGCAAGGATCTGACATAATAGATAAACAAAAATGGGTAAACATATTAGCCAATGCAGGAAACTTTCCTCATCCAGCAGTATTAAAAATGAAATCAGGAGATTTTCACGCCTTTCAATACGCAAGACTAGACAAAAGAGTTTATGAAGAAGCAGATGAAGAGGCAAGTGATGATAACGAGTTTAAGATAATGGTCTATTCTTTTATTAGAAAATCTACAGTTTCTTTTGATGACGGTGCCTTGTTAGAAGGAGGATGTTATGTAAATGAAAAAACTCATAATCTTCAGTTTAGATTAAATAGATTAGTAGAATATTTTAGATCTCAAAAGGACAACACATCAGTAAAAAAAATATGTTTTAATCTTAAACATATTATGAAAGCTAAAAAATTAAATGGAAAGGTATACAACTCAGTAACTAAAAAAGAAGTATCTTGTCCAACATGGCATTTTGCTTCAGATCCTGACCAGTATTCAGTATTAGGAGATAACGCAAAGAAAATAGAGCATGAAAAAAATTAGAATAGCAGGACCACCAGGTACAGGTAAAACAACAAAGTTAGTTGAGATATATTATAAACATTTAGTAGAACAATACTCCCCAACAGATATAATAGTTATATCTCATACCAATACAGCAGCAGATCATATTAAAAGAAAAATATATGCTGATGAAAGTATTGATGATTTCCAAAAGAAAACAGGACATGAAATTTTTCACAGAGTTAAACAATCAAAAGCATCTTTAGATGAAAACGTAACCACGGTACATAAGTTTTGTAAAAACCGGGTAAAAGGAAAAGCGTTTTTAATTGAAGACTAT